GACCCCCTTAATTTCACTAGACCGGGAGTGTAACTTCCTCGACGGACTCTTCGAGTGAAGCGTAAAGCCCACGCCGAGTACGTCCAACAACCTGAGCCTCCACGAGACGAGAAATATCCGGGCGATCCGCGTCGATCCGCAGTTCGTGATGGACGAATTCAAGCATCGTGCGCTTAGGAAAGATGCAATACGCCTTCCCCTGAGTAACGCCGGGGTAGTTGTAAAGCTCCGTACCCATTTCAACGTCCGCACCATCGTAGTAGATGATCGTGGACACCGGAACCCTAGCCATTTCATTGCCCTGGGAATCCCGGATCGGCTGTAGCAGAGCACCCTCGATCTTGAAGCGGTCAAGCTCCGAAGCGAGAATGACACTCCAACGCCGCTGCGCAGTTGCACCATCACCACCTGAAATAGCGTGCTGATACGCAGTCTGGAACGTGCGAAGCACCTTCTCTTCAATACTCACACCCGCCGTTGCATCCGCAGCAGTCTTATTGCTATTCGGATACGTGTAATCGAAGATCGGCGTAAGATGAGCATAATTCAGAAGGTAGTTATAAGCACGACCGAATGCCTGATTGACAAGCTCAAACGACCAAGTGCTATCCCACTCTTCCATGTCCTCCGTGTATTCAAATCCAGCCGCCCAAGTGCGAAGACGGGCCGTTGCAGGCTGACCCTTCTCAAGCGTGCCGAACTGAACTTCGCCGCCTTCCAGCTTCTCGAAGAAAACAACGTTCGCCTGAAGCGTGTTTTCACCAATATCCACCGTCTTCCCAAAGAAGGGGCCATTCACGCGACGGTAGATGGATTCATACAGGGTTGGAACTTCAGCCTGACCGAATGCAACATCGACGCGCACCTTCTCGACCAAATCCATCAGACCGTCGGACGTAGTGATCATTTCACCGATACGCTGAGTAAGCGTAGCGACCTCGATTTCATCACCACGCTCTGCTCGTTCCGCAAGCAGATCATTGTGACTGATAATCCGTGTCATTTGTTTTCACCCCTTCCTTTACTAGATATGAACGACGCGAAGCGTCGCATAACCACGAGCGTTGCGGACACCTTCAACCTTGGCTACAGCGAGAACAGGCGTATCACCTGTAACCGGAGCAGCAAGGTCAGCAAGGTCAGTTTCACCCTTCTTGAAACCAGCACCCGTAGACCATTCCACGAAATCACCACGAGTAGCACACGTACCCGCCGGAACCTTACAGCGCCAGAGGGAATGAGTGATTTCAAGGGCAAATGCACGATCAACCTCATCTGCGTCAATCTGATCGAGCGCGAACCCACTGAATTTATCAATCCTGTAGAATTCACCCTTCTCAATCAGAGTTGCATCAGGGGCAACCACATCAATTGCATTTCCGTCAGTAATCTTACGGCCCATCTGTTTTCACCCCCTCCTAGTTGTTGTCGCCAGCGGAATCACTTTCGCCCGCCGGGTTGAGTTCAGCAGTAGCATTAAGCTCATCCTGCCGGTCATCAATTGCAGCTTCAACGGTCACATACGTCTTGCCACTGTCCGTATAAAGTTCTGCAATTTCATCAAGGTCTTCCTGAGTTTCAGCCTCAGCAACAAGCTTCTTAAACTCAGCAGCATTCATTTCAGAGGCATCGTCCTCATTGAGCGCCTTCACGTAGTCATCTTTCTTAATGGCGCCATTCTTACCAGTTCCTTCGATTTCAAGGTCACGCTCTTCAGCAAGATTCTTAAGCTCTTTCATGCCCAAAGAACTGTAACCCTCTTCCGGGGGAGCGGCTTCCACCTTGGCAGCATCCCGAACGTTGGCAGCCTCAAGAGCAGACTGATGAGCCGAAGTACCATCCGAAAGCGGCAGCATTTTCTTAGCGTCAGTAGATGGATCGGGGGATGAAAACGGAGGACAAGCAAGAACCGTCCGTTCAGAACCGTCAGTCATTGCAATTGCCTCCTGATCTTCGTGAACAGCAGCCGGGTACAGTTTGGAATTAGTAACCGGAGCAGATGCGGGACTCATTTAATTCACCCTGCCTTTCAAGCGCCGATGCGCTGCTTAGTGATAGTGAGACTTCCACGACTAGCCTGCTCGTCACCACGGCCACGCTTTTCACCAGCCGCGGAACGACCACCAAGAGAAGCCCCACCACGATTCATACCATTCCCGCCTTTTCCACCATCCTCGAATGGAGCCATTTCACCAACAATGACCTTAAGCTCATCGTCATTTTCAATACGGTCAACAAAATCAACTTCGATCTTCTTACGCAGTTCATCAGTGAGTTCCTGACCAGCATAATCCTTGGTCATTTCACCAACAATTTCACGATTGACGATAGCCTGAACACGCGGAGTCTTGACCTTCTTGGAAATAAGAGCACCAAGATATGACTTGATTCCTGCCATAGAGGCATCCTCAACCGTCTTAAGAAGATTCTCAACCTTGTCGAGTACGTTTTCACCATCAGCGATCTTGAGAAGTTCCTTGACCTTGCTGAAAAGGTCAGCCTCGGGCTGAAGCTCAGCAACGAGAGTTGCCTGCTCGCCGATCTTGGTTTCAACGGGCTCAAGAGCCTTACGCTCGATTTCCTTGACCAACAGCGGGGCGTGGGTACGAATCTCGTCCTCACTGATGGCGGCAATATCCTTTGCGTCCATCGAATTTCCTCCTGTCATTTGCTCGCCCGCCAATGCGACGACGCGAGAAGTCATACCCGACCTACCCTTACGGGCGAAGTCGATTGACTCAGGGCTGAAATCAACAACATCGTATCCACCCTGAACCGGCTTCATCTTGGTAGGCCCAAAAATGGAAACACCGTCGATTAGGCCAAGATGTAGATATTCACGAGCCTTAGCTGATTTCAAGACGTATCCCTTAAACCTTGCAACCAGCTTTCCACCAACTTCACGCGAGCCTGCCTTAACCCACAAAACCTGGGGCTCAGGGAAATCAGACTCGTATGCCTTCGGGTCTTTCAGCAATGGATGACCAAGCACACCACCCATAGTCTGATTGTTCACCATGTCCACTACCTTACGAAGATGCTCAGGCTTCCAATTTCTTTTCGACTTAGACCAACCGGATTCAACTTCTGCTGTAACGAACATAGGGTCATCGTCTTTGGCTTTGATCTTGTCCAACAAAACCGATGGAACAGGAAGATCAGATCCAACTTCAAACGTGCCCATTTCACCGACACGTCCAAAGATCGTGTCTTCAATTTCAACCAATTCGTTTCTGTTCTGATCAAGGACACCCATGATTTCCTACCGCTTCCTGATACGACGATTGGCAGAACGGTTAACGACGCGCTTAACACCCGATGGCGTAGCACTCTGAGCTACCTTGCCGGTGCCACGTAGAGCCGTTGTGGCTGCTCGGACGATACGAGGGGAGGGAACCCCCACCGTATTGACCAGACCCGCCAGAACGCCTCCTGTAAGGAACTCCGTACCAGCATCCATTTCAGTAACAACACCAGCGCCGGTATTTCCAGCAGCAAGTGCAGTTGAAACAAGGTCATCGAAGTTGGCATCAGAGTATGCCTTGATCTGAGTGGCAGTAGATGTAATCAACCCACCTGCATCAGTAGCCAAGTTAAACGTGATTACAGTTACAACCTCATCAGAGGCATTATATTCAAGAGTCGCAGTACCGCTGAGGACTGCATCATTGGCACCTGGATCAACATAACGAATACGAATTAGATTTCCAGGCGGCCCTTCATTAACAGCCGTGAAAACCAAATCGTTATTCGCTCCGACAAGCGCGGTAGTCAGCGAAGCATGAGTAGTCTCTGCTTTGAGCATCAGTGTAACGTTTGCATCCTGAAGCCCATCAGCAGGGTCACGCGCAAAAAGACGACGAACACCGCTAACCGTTCCAGAGCTTCCGACCCGATTTCCGGTGAACCTCTGAATAGACTGTCGGAAGTTACTGGACTGTCCAGTTTTTCCACCTGTAATCTTGCCTCCACCCGACAGAATTCTCGTCATTTGATTTCACCTCCCCTTTCTGGCCGTTGGCCCTACGATACGAATTGAATGGTTCGTGCCGTTCCCTTGAAACTTGCCGCCTTTGTTGAATTTTAGCGATTTTACTACAACAGCAACTTTCACCGAATCCTCCAAACCTGTTTAGGAGTTTTCACTTCTTTCACTCCATTGCGGAGCTTCGCACGACGAACGACACGGCCCACGCCGCCGAGTCTCACCAACTTAGGAAGTGACATTTACCTTCCTTTCCTTCGACGCGACTGACGACGGCGAATTGATGCAACACGTTGCTTTGGGTTACTTGCATTTCCTTTACGCCCAAACCTTGCCCTGGCAAATCTTTTGCGAAGTCTGATTTTTCGCGGACGAGGCACTAGTTCTTATTTCCTGTAACGCTCTTATTGCCAGAGTCGTCACCCTTAACCGCTGAAGTAGAAGTGGCAGGAGCTTCAGGCACAACATTATTCTTCGCGTCTGCTGCTTCCTTACTGCCAGATTTCATACCGCGGATAAACGGACTAACATGCCTACGAACAGTATCATCTGAAATCACCTGACGAGTAGCCAGGACTTCAGCAGCCATAACAGCCTGCTCAAGAACTTGTGCGTTTTCCAATGCAATAGCAGGTGTAATGTCATCCCAAACAAGTGGAACCTTAATCGGTTCCATATGATTGATAGACAGAACCATCTTGCACAACACCTGAATATACTCAGCAAAGAAACCGCGCTTGCGATTAATCTTCTTTGAAAAAACTACCATTTCATTTTCATCAGAATTGCTGCCAACCATCAAAACGCTTCTAGGTGTTTCAGATGTAATTGAAATACACGTCAAAAGGAAGTCAAGCAATTTGTTGGGATCGCCTGACGCAGCAGATACCTCAAGGAAGTCAACTTCTTCATCTTCACCAATAAACAGCATTTCAGTTCCCTTCCAAGAAACATTGCCGCTAAAGGTACTAAGAACAGGCTGTCCATTTTCATCAGAATCAAATTCTTCAGGCCAGTTGTTAGCCATGAATTGAAGCATGTCCCTAACCCTAAATTTCACTTTAGGGATAGAGTGGGCCTTATGAGACACAAGTGACTGAGATACAACATCATGGAATGCCATGATGAACGGCAGACAAGCCTCAAAATCGCTCTGACCACCTTTAATTGCGCTGTCATATTCATTGTGCATTTCCAGAAGTGGAACAAACCCCCATGAATTTACTTCTTCAAGACTGTCATCCCATTTACCATTAGTTTCATCGTAGTACCTGAAGCTCTTAGGCGTTATTTCTTCAATTACTACTCTTTCTTTTACAATTGGCTGCGCAAGAACCCTAGTACCGTTGGAAGAAGCATTCTCAACGCGCTCTTGATACTCATGCCTTACATAAGCAACTTCAATTTCAAGATTGTCGCCACCTTGCTTATAGAAAATCGTGCATGACTCGGGAGGAATTACCTCCAAGTAGCATGATTCCCATTCTTCAGCGGATACAAGAGGGTTTTCAGGATCATACCTGCGAATTCTGATAACCGTATCTGCGTCTCGGCAACAATCCCTAATCGCTTCAATCAATTTTCCGTTCCAATAAGTATGAATGCATTTGTTTAGGAATTCATCAATAACCTCATCGCCTGTATCAGACTGAGGCAATCCAGTAAAATCCATTGTCGAATTAATGATCCTACGACCAAACCCTGCACCTAGATTTGAATTCTTTTGATCATTGCGGTATAGAGCCCTAGCAGTTGCATAAGAGACGACAGTGCCGCCATAAACAACAGGCGTAGGCCAAAAAGTTCTACGGAAATACCTAATACCGTTTAGAGCGGAAGTTGCCCATCCCGTACTAATTTCACCAACCAATCCTTTTTTCTTAGCAACCGGAGGCGCAAGCGTACTTTCAGTGTAATTACGCTTCATCAGGTTCATTTTCATTTCCTTCTGTTAAAATTCGTTCAATTCCTTCAGTAAAACTCTCTTGCAACGCAGCGACCTTTTCTTGAACTTCAGGTGCAGCAGCGCGTAGTTTGGTCATAAGCGTTTCAGGAATTTCATCAGTTGAATTTCCATTAGGAGTTTCAATCTTCGATTCAGTTTTAGAAACTTTGGGAATACCAAATCTATCGAACATTTCACCAGCGGCTTTAAGAATCAACGCTCCATCTTCTGAAGTACGGCCAACATGCAGAACCCACTGGACAGATTCTACGAGGTATGCTTGCCCCAAGTTGTATGCTGCTTCAGGCAATTTCTTTTTGAGAGCAACAAGACGGCTTTGAAAATTTGGATCGCTAACTGCTTCTTTGACTTGCCCCTTAGACAAACCGACAATAGAAGCACATTGAGTATTGCTGTATCCAACCAATTTCAATGACACCAGCATATCTTTAATCAGGGTTAGTTCTTCGTCACTGACTTTCGTTCTCTTTTTCAGATTAGTTTTATAACCCTTGCGGGCATTTCTGTTGGCTTTGCGTACTGCAAGACTGCGTTCTTCAGGTGTGGTTTTACTACGTGGCATTATGCACCTACCAATGTTCCAGCGTTTTTCATTGCCTTGTTGACGTTGACGGGGACACTCAGCAATGCCTTCTTCATTGTCGCAACAATGGAAAACATATGTGCATGATGCCAATGGTCAGGATTGCCATTCTTAGTCCATGACGCAACTACGCGACCACGAGCATCAGGTTCCTCAACCCGAACCATTTGGATCATATGCGCATAGTAAGAGTTGTAATCGCGACGAGGCATAGCCTCACCCATTTCTCTTGCACCGAAAGGCAAAATGAAGTTGCCTTTGCTCATCTGAGAAATAACAGTGTCAAATGCAAGAGTTCTATCAATCACAACTTTGGTTGGTTCACCATATTTGACTTTATCGTATTTTGCCGTTTCCTCTTGTTCAGGGCGATCTTTCTCGAAACCCATGAAAAAACGGCCTGGGTATTTCACTGACAACGACCGTGCTCCGCGTTTATCAGGATGAGCGTCACAAACGCATACCCATGAACCTAGTTTGCTTAAAATAGTGTCATCAAGGATTTCCCAAGCAGTCTTTCCACGCTTGTCCAAGATATGCCACAAATTCCATAGAGTAACATTTCCAAATCTGTTGATATAGTTCGCCTCTACAAAAATTTCATCATGCCCAACATCAATGCCTAGATAAACAGGGCCATTGGGAAGACCACCCATTGTATGAGCAGGATCAATGCAATTATCTAGAAGCTGAACTGAAATCTGATCGCCAGGAGAAGTGTATGGCTCACCCAAGGACTGATTGTAAAAAGACTTAAGAACCTTGGCATCTTTTTGTCCAATGAAAAAGCCTTCCATAATATCTGAAATCCCCATCATAGGGGAATGAAACTGATTAATATGGTAACCGCGCTTTCTGGCACCGGGCATCTGCGCGTCCCAATGACCGAATTGATTGGCAGTCACACGTTCTGCATCAGAGATTTCCTTTGAGCAGAATTGGCATTCCAACGTACAGTCATATTGGTCTTCGCCAATCTTGATGCTTTCTTCAAGCGAAAATGTTTGAAATCTTCCACAATGCGGACAAGGAACAAACCAATAATGCTGATCACTGGAATGCCACATATCATCAGAATCTAGTCCTGCACCGGGAACAGTAGGAGTAGACAGATAGGTCAGGCGCTTGACGCTTGAGCCGTCTGTACGATGCTTCGCGTCCGCAAGATAATCAGTGACCATACGGTCGAATTCATCGAAGACAACCACATCTGTAGGCGTCTCTTGAAGCTCTGACTCGACGTTAGTGCCACGGATCAACAACGCAATATCGTCCGTCGTCTGTTTGTGCGTGCGGTTGTCAACCGATTTGAACTTATTTGCCAGGATTTCATTCGAGGCAATCATCGGGTCAAGCCGCTTTTGAACAAAAGGTACTGCGCCTGTTTTCAACGGCAGCAGATAGAGATGATGCCAACGCCGTTCTGTAATCCATTGCATAGTTCGGATCAAGAACGTAATTGTCAACGCTGTCTGAGCCGCTTTTTTCACAAGCAACTCGGACGACGTATCTCTGATGATCTGAATTATATACTCTCGGCCTTTAAGTGTAAATGGCCGACCATCTACCCTCAACTTCATATCAGCGGCCCAAATGTCAGGCCGCGCGAGGCGCTGAAGTTCCCGATGGTCAAAACCCATCTAGAGGGACACCGCTGTTTTCGGCTTATTTACTGCGTTTGCAGCCATATGAAAGAAGATCATGGGCTCATGGTATCCATGAAAAGTGAGAGGGGCAAATTTCTTCACCCCCCTCTGGCCCATGACAACTGCCCGGAGGCAGCAGCCGAGTTAGCTTAGCGCATTTGTCCCACTCTCACTTCCTACGCCTTTTAGCTCGCTTTGGCAACTTGCCTTTATTATTGAAATGATGCCTTTTCACCCAAGCGTGCCCAAATTTCCAATTCAGAAATCTGCGTTGTTTTTCACTCTTGGCTGGCATTGGTTTCACCCCCTCTCTTAGATGCAACCTGCCTGTCTCATATGATCAGTCCATTTTTCCAATGACCAATTTGGATTAGGAATTACATGAATTTCACCATTGCTTAGCATGTAGTCTCTGTCAATTGCAATTAGTATTTTTTCTGCTTGAGAAAGGCTTACTGTATCAAACTCGTTATTTGAAATACCACCTAATCGTCTTACATGAATTCCAGTCTTTTCGCTAAGCCAATCTATCGGCCCCATCACCTTAACAGCAGGATCATTACTGAAAAGACTGGAATCTCGTTCCACAAGCCATTTCTTAGACCAATCACGTACTTCAATCGCCAGTTGCTCGCATAGAACTACTTGAGGTTCGCCTGCACCGTTCTTGCGGTCTTCCTCGACCCACAAAGACCGTTCAATCATTCTACGTTGATTTTCAGCACGTTCAGCTTGGGCTTCCATTCTGGCTTCATGCCTTCGCCGTGTATGGCTGATTGTTTGTTTAACTGATCCTCCATGCTTAGGTTTCATCGTCACCGTTCGATGAAATTGATCCTGGGCCTAGAACATTGGGTGTGCGGTTAATCATGTCCAACTTTGCAAGATCAAGCAAACCTAACGCGGTTGACAACGTTATGTCACCGTCAAAAAACACGTTCCATACAATAATACCTGTTTCAGCAGCAAGATACTGAACAACTGAAATTTCAGCATTGATTATAGAACCATCAGGAAGACGATCACCCCAATCAACCGGGGTATATCCATTTTCATCATTAATCATGCCAATGTGTTTTCATAACAAGATACTGCTCTATCGACTTTGAAATTGGTTTGAACCAAAATATCGCGTAACAGTCCAATTACGTCTTCAAATTCCTCATCATAAGCTTCACTGCCAGGTAAACGTACATTGTTGTGCTTGAGTGTTACAACAAGAGTATTCAGCATTTCATTTCCTATCTGGTTATTGAATCAATTAATGCGTCTAACCAACGATTTTCTTTTTCTAGCCGTTCAATTGATTTTAAGCATCGTTGATGCTTGATGTAAAAATATGTATCAAGACACCAACCAATGAAATATATAGTAACGCATATAGTAATTACCCAAAATTCAAATACCAATGCGAGAGAAATCACGGTCAGGCTCAGGGGCATGTGTTCCCTTTACCGTTTGATAATAAATCAACGCGGTTCCTCTAATCATTTCACCATTTTCATCAAACCCTAAACTGAATCGTCCTTCAAGGTCTTCCAACTTGATATGTGTGTAATCACCCCTGCCCGACCCTGCATAAACCTGAGACAATTCAGGATATAAAGATCGTGAAAGACGTTGACCATCCATTACCAGTGTCCAGGGAACTTCAATAGGGTTTCTAGTATCACCCGCAGGCACAACAATGACTGTTCCAACTGGAATTACGTCGCTATCAGCCATGTCCATTGCTTCCCAAATCGAGAATACTGTTTTCATGCTACTCGATCCCCCTAGCAACCTTTTCCTCATCCAATGCAACCATCGCAGCCAAAGCATCATGCTCACGCCATAGCTCATCATCTTTTTCAGTATTTGATCCAAGTTCATTGAGTCTTTGCCGCCTTTCATATGGCGTGCTATCTTTCCATTGTAGCGTGAAATCAGCCTTACTTGTCATTTCAACATCCTCCATCATTAGTATAAATCACCCTTTTAGTTATAAATTTGAAATCTTCCTGGCCTGTATGGCAGTAATTACAAGACTTAGGAGGATTTTCAGTTGGTTTGCGCCTAAGAGATTCACCACAAGTCATACAGATGAATTCAATCTTGTTATCTGTTTTTGTTTTCAATTTTCTCCTAACCCAATGATCCTTGAAAATATGTTTCAACAAACCCTGCACCAATTGTACGAGTATTACTTGTATAGACAGCAAGTTGAAAATAATCAGTTGTTCCATTTGCGTATGAAAATGCAGACCCATTCAAATGATTAGTATCAACAGTGCCGCTTGAGTTGAAAAACCCCATATTTTTTTCCTGACCACCATTTTTCCAAAGATAAATTCCAATTCGTTCTTGATCATTCATCGGTGACAGAATCCATACCTGTCCAACAAAAAGCCATAAACCAGCGATCTTAGGGGTATATTTGAATGCCGCAACATCGAACCCATTATCAGAATCGAAATCAATTGTGTCATTTTTGACAATTGCCTGAGTGCTAGCTGCTGAACTATGTTGGGTATTAAGGTGTGCTGAAAACGCATGTTGAATAGTAGTGTGAACATCAGTGTCAACCGCTTCAGCAAAACTCTGAATGGTATCAGGCAGAATTTCATATTTATCGTCAGGCGTTGGATAAGGATAACCGTTTGCAGTAACTCCCGGCATCATTCAGCCTTTCTTGGAATTCCCATTAGTTTGTTGTAGCTATTCCTGCTTCGTTCCAACTGAGATTCCAAAAATAAATTGCGTTTAAATAAAATTTTGTTCTGACGCTTCAATTCAATGACTTCCTCTTGAAGTTCAGTGACTTGACTTTTTTCAACTTCAGGACAATGACAATCTCCTGGATCACCACAACATTCAGTTGAAAATATTGGCCCATCTATTGTTTCTGTTTGTCTGAAAACAATCTTACTCAAATTACACCCCTACGCGGAGCATCATTGAGAATTTGCCTAACAAGATTCCAAGGATGATACGAAAGCCGTGGGAAGTCATACACCATTCCTGTATGAGTTATTTTTCCTTCGATTTTCTTTTGAATTTCATAAGAGTAGTCACCCCTCATACCATTAGTTCTGACTGAACTCAAAAACTGATTGGCGATTTCAATTGTTCCAAGATGCTGAATGTCACCAACCCCACCAGGAATCAACTCTAGTTTTACTCTGATCATTGTGCACTCCACGGCCCATCGTCGAGTTTCAACAGCACGAAGCGTGCGCATTTTCCTTCATCCTGGTTGGCCTCATAGAAAGCCAGAGCGGTGCGTAGTTTCTGGTTCTGCTCTCGCACCGCCGTTAGTTCGGCCTCCACACGGTCGCACCTAAGCTCTGTGCGAACACGATGGTTCCACTCAGCTTGCGCTCGCTGCGCCTGCGCATTGCGTTCTCGGAATCCTCGCTCAGCCTCATCTACAATCGTCTCGATGCGCGCGAGGATTCGTGGCGTCGCCTCACGCCACCCGGCACCACCAAGTTCACTGAATGTCAGATCGAGCGCGGCGGTGACTGCCTTTAGTGTGAATTGCGCATCTAGTTTAGATTGCATCTGCGAATCGACTTCTTTATTCAAGTTTGAAATTTCTGTTTTAAGACAATTGATTTCATTCTTAAGCCGATCAACTTGAAGCCTTGACTGATCAGGATGAAATTCTGTGTTTGTAAGTCTCATGCCATCCTTTCTATCTTACGATTGCACGAACAATTATGAGCGCACCAAGCGCAATTAGCGTATTCCAACTAATAATATTTGAATTCCACAATTCTGTAAGGAATTCATTCCATGTAGTAGCTGTAACCATTACCACTCCCTTCGATACATAAGAATACAGCGAATCCATAATGCTTCGCCAAGATCGGCTATGACATTACAAATAGCCAAAATTACGCTCAAAGGAAGCGTAATCGGGATGAGTAGAACTTTCAGAAGTGTCAAGTGATTTCATTCCCGGAGTTCAAAGCCATCAGGCTCCCTTCGGTTGAAATATAAAAATGTGGGGAGTAGCTTCGACCACTACATCAACCGCTACTCCCCACAACCTGAACAGTGACGAAACGAAACCCTCAGTGGAAGCGGAAATCGTTGATGCTCAGGAACTTAGCTGCCGGTCGCGGAAGTTGAATCTTCCCACCGGCACTACCTCGCGAAGCAGGTGAAGCCAATTTCAACCGCGTCAGCCATTGACCGTTGAATCTTGCGAGGTTGGGGTTTGGCGACCCTCCTACCATCACTGCCCTAAGACAGCTAGCAAGCTCGGTGAAGAACCTATCAGCGTTGAGAAGCGTCTGTCAAGGGTCAGACGGTTTCTTCCTGCTCGTAGCGACTCTTTGTGGCATTGCGAGCAGGCGTGAGAGGGATTCCCCACCGAAACGCGGTAGTAGCAATGTCCGACGACCGTTCAGACCTAGTTGTATCCGCAAAACGAGGATGAGCAGCCAAGATTGTATGAATTTTCTCCCGGTTGCCATTTGCTTTATTAATGGCTTTGAGGATAATTTCAGTCTTGGTACCGGGTCTAGGAGTAGTTCCTTCTCTTCCACCACGGATATTTCTTTCAACTCTTCTGTTGCTTCCAGACTTGGTAGGGATTTCAGTACCATTCTGAACAAAACGATACTGGTTCTTAATTGAGGTATTACGTGCGGGACTGGCTGTGTGATGAAAACTCTCTCTTTTGCGCTTGTCAATCTCTTCGATGAACCATCTGCGAGCCTGACCACGAGTAAGGTTATGAGTTTTCATTACGTCAGTGATCAGTAGCTCAAACTGCCTGGATCTGTCCAGATTCGATGAAATAGGTCTTTTACTCTTTGGAAGTGGTAAAGTATCTGTTTTCATGTAAATGACCTGATTACTAAGAAGTGCGCGAGATAATGAACGAAACTACGTTCAGAATGACAAGCAGAATGAAAATAAGCAGCAGTAGAGACAGAAACCAGCCAAGAGTGCTCTGTCCCTCATTCTTGATGCGTGGACGGGTAGACATAGTGTTTTCATCCTTTCTGTTGATTCTACTTGGTTTCAAGCGTTTTGAGCGTTCTTGCAAGCAAATACGGGTGAATCCCTGGAAAGTGGCTGAGAAGCCCGTAAAACCGTTCCCACAAAGCGGCAGAGGGACAGTATCAGGCTTGTCAAGCCCCCTATATGCGCAAAGAGAGTAGTGCTCCGCTTGGTTTCAGGTGGAACTACTTGATTCAAGCCGTTTTGAGCCCTTAAATGAAATTGTACCTAATGAAAATTTTTCCCTAGTAGTTCTGTGGGTTTTGACCAAAAGTGTGCTAGGAGTCCCTGGGCATATGAAAATTATGACCAAAACTCTACTAGGAGTCCCCACACCATTTCACGCAAGTTTTCACGTCGGTACACTTGAGCCGGTACTCTGGTCTGATTTCATGCCTAGATCCAGTGCTAGAAGGGGATTTCATTAGGGATTTCATTGAACGGCTACATCTGAGGCTAGATCGTTACCTACATACGGTCGATCTGAGAGTTTCTGGCGTGGCTAGAAGTGTGCTGGCTTCCCCCTCTCTCT